CTGGCCCTGCGGATTGCCAGTCGAATCAGAATCTTGCCGGCCGCATGGACGTACGGCAGCTTTCGACGCTTTGCCTCCTCCTCCAGCCATCCGGAGATGGTGTCGATATTGGCCTCGCACCAGTCGCAGCCACGCGCATTCATCACCTTGGCCCGCTGATTACAGGGGCAGGAGGGAGTTGCTGTGATCCCCAGATACCCCAAGAGCGACTTCAGCTCTGCGCCGGGGCCGGACTCCGCCTCCATTGCCATACCAATGGCGCTGCAAGGTGTTTCGTACGGCTCGGCCTGGGCAGGAGAGGACTCCGTGCCAACGTCCTCCACGTCAGGCTCGGCGCAGGCGCAACCTTCGTTGCAGCTGGCAATCGACTCCCAGCCCTGGCTCCACGTACCGTCGTTCAGCCACACCGGCTGCCACTGGCAAGGGCCACCGCACGGGTCGCCGCAAGGCTCTGGCTCACACACGCCGGAGCAACAATACTCGCCCTCTTGGCAGCACTCACCATAAAGACCGAGACAGCAGCACTTGCCTTCCTGGCCTTCAGTGCAGTCCACGCCGCCACAGCAGCACTTGCAGCAGGCCATCTACCACTTCACCCGGTCGGCTACGGCACGGCACATATCCACAAACTGCTGGACGTCCAGCGTTCCGCGCGCCATATTTACCGACTTATGCACTAACTGGACGTTTTCCAGCTCGTAGCCCTTCGTATTATCAATGCGATCTATCGACGCAGTGTGATCCCACCCACGCTCCGACCATGCGATTGGCCACGCAGTGAGAACGCATCGCCCCTGCTGCTGGTCATACATCGCCGCCAGATCGTCTATTGTCAGGCTCCAGTCATACCCGCGGCTGATTGCGCTTTTGTAGAAAGAGTTAAACCAGGCTACGCGGACTGGCCCATGCATTCCGCTGGGGTTGTTGGCCTGGTTGCTGCATCGCTTGCAGGGCTGGCCGAGGCGTGAGGCGTGGACGCAGTAGTTGCGCCGCAGATGCGACACCTCTCGCCCGCACTCCGGGCATCCGCGGACCCACCGGCCCTTGTGCTTGCGAACGTCTGCCGGCAAGTCTAGGCGATGCGGCATGCATTCAGCTCCACTTCACCCGGTCGGCCCAGTAGGCGGCCGACATCTTCCCCTTGGCGATGTTGGAGGCGTGGCGAGCCTTGAACGCCTCCCGGCGATTGCGGTAGGCCTCAGACTCCCCGTCCTTCTCCGGAGAGCCCTGCACGCCCTGCTGGCCAAAGCGGATCAGGCGCTCCTTTTCACCAACCTTGGCCAGGACCATGTGGGACTTCTCAGGGTGGTTGGGCGTGCGAACCGGCTGGTTGGGACGCAGTCGGCGGATGTTGTCTTCACTTGCCACTGAGCTTCCTCCACTGCTTCTGGTCCGGGTAGCCCTTGTCGCCCGGCTTGGCCGGCTGCTCGCCGCGCTCACGCTTGGCGTGGATGTTGGCCCACAGACCCGGGCGGAGCTTGCGGATGTTGTCCTCACTCGCCATACGGGTCGTCCTCCCAGTCCATCCATTCGATCTGGCCGATCATGGCTCCTCCATGGAGTTAGTGCCCGCGGCAACACCACCGGCCGACAGGGCCTTCAACAGGTAGGGGATGTAGTCGTTCCGGAGCTTCTGCGAGCCCAGCAGTGCTTCCGCAGTAGCCCGCTCCCGGACGGTCCCGTATTCACGGGCCTGTTCCAGTAACGCTTCGGCCTGGGGCTTGGTGCTGATGAACTCAGGCGAATCAGCCAAAAGCCCCGAGAGGGTGGCCCGTACTTCAGCCGGGTGGCTGTAGTACTTCATGTAATCCTGGGCCTCGCCGTAGGGACTTCCGGAGAGCAGGCTGGCAAACGCATTCGGCGCCCGGAACGCCGCCGCCGGCTTCTCGCCAGGCAGCATCAGGCGGTCGATGCCATGCCGGGCCTCCTCCAGGAAAACGCCCCTAGGATCCGGCGCCCCAAGAGCCACCTGGATCGACGCCCGTGGGTTCGCAGGCTCCAGGCGGAAGTAACCTTCGACCTTCCTGGTGCCAGGAAGAGACGCGCCCGGGTAGGTCAGCAGGGGCATCTCCTGGCCGCTGACTCCAGCCGCCCTGTTTGCGTGCCACCGGCCTTCATCCAGGTACTGAAGCGGCTGATTCTCCTGGAACAGCTTGGCCCGGGCCAGCGCCTCGTCAGCTCGCTCGCCATAGCCGGCCAGCACCACCTGGAGCGGGTCAATGGCCATCAGCTCATCGACCGCCTGGGTCTTCGGCAGGCTCACCGGCAGCCGCTTGCCGATGACGGTGGCGGCATCGCCGGCAATGGGGCGGATGCCACGCATGATCGGGAATGGAGAGGGAGGGCCCATCACTCCTCCTCCATGGCTGCGGCACCGACGAGCGGCGGCAGCAGGCCGTACTGCCGGAGGATGCTGATGCGATCCTCCGTGCCGGGGAACATGACGTAGTTGCGGGTGCCTTGCTGCTGACTACGGGACCCGGCGTCGAAGTACTGGATGCCAGGGATGCCAAACTCCGTCAGCACCGAAGAGGCGTTGCGGTCATTTCCATGCTGCGCTTGCATCAGCTCATAGACGTTGCGCCCCGTCAGGCGATCACGCAAGGCAACATCGCCAAGGCTTCCTAGTCTCTGGCGGACATTAGTCTGGTCGCTGATCGGAGCATCCCAGTCCAGCAACGACTCTTCTGGCACGCCCAGCTCTACTTCGTACATGTGGCCAGGCTGCGCTCCCAAACGAATGTCGCGTGAGGCGAGGTCTTGGAGCGCCGTCAGGTTTTGGGCTGCCCTGGCTGCGGGGGCATCTGCTGCGTATCGCCTTGCGTTTGCCAGTACGGCGTCAACACTGTCTGCGTCATAGGCGCCAGCCATCAAAGCCCGCAGGGCGTTGGCCTGCGGAGATCTAACAGGTGATTCAGTCGAAGACCATCCAAGCTGCCCTCCGCCTTCAAAGTCTTTCAGGGCATCGCCAACGCTCCTGCCGTCGATTAGGACATCTCTTCGTCCGCTCAGTATGTTGCGGTACGTCCTAGCCGTATCCTCCGCCCCAGCAAAGTACAGCCCATGGCCATACGACTGAGCACCTTCTCCCGTACCGATCTTGGACGCATCAAACCGGGAGAAGCTGTACGGGCTACCGTGGTAAGCCCGGATCACGCCGCGCGGTACATCGTCCGCCTTCGACAGGGCGCGGATGACGCGGAGGGATGCACTCGCTGGGTCCATGCGAGTTATTGCCCCGGATGCGGTCAGTGCCCAGCGAGCGACCACGCAAAACCCGGGGGGTGCGAAACTCTGGGAGCGGAAGGGGACCCGGTCACCGCGGCGGCAGCTCTCGCAGCAGCGATTCCAAGTCAGGCATCAGCCCGCCCATGTACTCCGCGTCAGACTCTCCCCACCGGGCGTGAGGCTGGCGGTTCAGGAACGAAACGCGGGGCCGCGTCGGCATCACGCCACCCCGACTGTCAGGCCTGATCCACCCCAACACGTCCTCAGGGCTAAGGTCCCTGGCCCGCACAGATCCATACGGGTGAACGGCCACAGGGAACAGAGACTGCGGCGCCATCTCACTCAGCACCGACATCCTGCCCCTGCCCTCATGGCCCTTTACAGCCCACCCACCATCAGGCGTGCGTTCCACATAGAGCATTGGAGTCCCAAGCGGCTCGCCAGCCTGGATAGCCTCACGGATGTGATCCACGGGCCGCTCGGCAAGATCCCGCGGGGGATTCAGGTCCAGGAACGACTTGGGCCGCATGTAGGCCATGAAGCCGCGGTAGTCCACGTTGGCCGCATCCGGCACGCCGCCAATGCCGTCCATGGGATCAAAGGCCACGCCAGCGTGAACGCGGCGATCCTTCGACGCATAGCGGCCAAGCCGGCTAAGCAGCGAATCCAGGCGTGCGACAGCTGCCGGTGACAGGCCTCCCATGGAAGAGAGTGCCCGGTCACGCCGATCCCGGATGTGTGAAAAAATCCAGGAGAGGGTATGACATACCCCCCTCCGCGCAGCGGGGGGGGGCAGGGGGGCGGTTCCGGCGAAGCCAGCCTCGCTTGCGAGGCGTACCGCTGAACTGAAGCGGCCAGCATCGCTTGCGATGCGTACCGCTCAAAGCGAGCGAGCGAAGCGAGCGAGCGCGCGCCGCCAGCGTGTCACGGTCGGCGGTCACGGCCGGCCGTCCGGCCCCTCGGCGGGTGCCATCGGCGGGCGTCCGGGCCGGGCGTCCATCGGCCGCAACCGCTGCGGCGTCAACGGGTTAGGCGTTCGGCGGGGGTTCGTATGCCGGCACCCCCCCGCGGCGACCTGGTGCCGGGGCTCGCAGTCCGGCCGCGTGGTCGGCGGCGGCGGCGGCTGGGTCGGTGGTGGTGCATCGCCACCGCCTGGTCGTCATCAAGGCGGCGGCCGTCCGTCCGTACCGATGGCGGGCGTCCCCGCCATCGTTTGCTCCGGTGGCCGTCCGCCTACGGGCGTTCCCCGGTGTAGTGGTCACCGTAGCCGTGGCGGCCGGAGCGTACGGGCGAACGGCTGCCGCCCCGCGTGTACGGTTGCCGCCGGGGCGGGCCTCATCGGCCACGGTCCCCGGCGGCGTGTCCCCCGCTGCGCTTGCGGGGGATTCGCTCCTGACGTTCGGCGCGGCCACCCCTCGCCCCGTGGCGATTCGTTCGGCCTGCCGTTCGTTCCCCGGCTGGGGATCGCTCGCCCGCGGCCGATGATCAGGCGGCGGCGGGTCTGCTGCGGAGCGTGTTCGGTGGTCTGCCCCGCCCGCGCTCCCCTGAGGGTCTGCGGCGGGCGGGGCGTTTTCCATGGTTCAGCGGAGCGGCGGCAACCCTGCCACCCGTCGCCAGTCATTCAGGCACCGCAACCGGGCCGCGTTACGGCTGGCCGGGTTCGGGTCCGTGCTGCCGACGCTGCCGCTGTCGCCTGCGGTCGGCGGCGTGTAGCCGGGGCCGCACTGCGGCACGCTGGGGCTAGCCTTGGCGGCGTCTTCCTCGTCAAGCGGCCCCCAGCCCAAAGCCGCAAGGGCGTAGCCGCTGGTCGTCATGCCGAGATTGCGGGCTGCCATTCGTCGGGCGTATGTATAGCCTTCGGCAATCTCCACGGCCGTGGCAGGGTCTACGCTGCTGGGGGCCGTGTTCACCACTGGCAACGGGTCGCGGTCGGGCTGCGGCTGTTCTAGTCCGATCCGCTGGTCGGCCTGCGGCCGGTAGCGTCCCTGCCGCATGGACCGGGTTAGGGCACCGATACCGTATCGGGCAACCCTCCACCGTGCCCCTGAGGCGGCTGACATGGGCGAGACCGGGCACGTCTCCCGGTAGTCCTGCGTCATGACGTCCAGCGTCCATGCCTGAACCGCGTCGTCTGCGTCGGCCCCGTAGACGTTGTGGCGGCTGAGGATGCCGCGGATCATTCGCTGTGCAACGTTCCACTGGTCGGCGGTCGCGTGGGGAAAGTTCATCGTATCGGCTCCTGCTGGTTTCCACGGTGTCCGGCCGTGGTGCTGTGATTGTAATCGGCTGGGGTGGGGTGTGCAAGTTAGTATTTTATTAGTCTCGCCGGAATCGGCGTGTGACTATCGGCATACCATCGTCTGGCGTTATGCGGACGTGTAACTGCGTTCCCCGGCGGCGTCCGACCCGCTGCCATGTGGATTCGGTCACGGCTAGTGCGGCCGTGATGCTGGGGAGTCGGTGGTTGTGGTAGTCGGTCACAATGCGGCCCTGCGGCCCGTGGTAGTCGGCGGAGAGTTCTAGGGTAACGGCCATTGGTTCGGCTCCTTGGGTGGTGGTGCGGCGGTGCCGCCGGGGCTGCGGTGTTGCAACCCCGGCGGCGGCTGCGACGGCTCAGGCCTTGTAGAACGCGGTCAAACCGACTTTGACCACCTGCCCGTTGATGGTGATCGGCGTCGGCTGGTTGCCGTGCGTGGTGGCGACCAGCCGGGTTTTGCCCGTGCTGCTCAGCGGGGCGTCGGCGTTCACCGGGATCGTCACCACCAGCGTGGCGGGGGCGGTCTTGGTGGCGGGGCGGAGTTCGTAGGTGGCGGACATTGGTTGCGTTCCCTGTTGGTGCCCCGGATCGGCGGGGCGGCCGGTCGGCCGTTCGTTCGGCCGACACCCTAAGTCGGCGCGCTGGCCAAAAAAATCCGGCGGCGGCGTCGATTTTTTTCCGGCGAGCGCGCCGACTTATAAAGACGGCGAACGCCGCCCGCCGTTCGGCCGTTTCGGCCGCGTTTTCGGCCTGTTTTCAGCGGTTTCAGGCCCCCTCTGGGGCCGTGGAGGCTCCCCGGCGACCCCCGGCGGAGCGTGACTCTGGCCCCCGGCCTCCCTCCTCAGTGGTGCGGACAGCCATGCGGGCAGCGGCTGATGCGGACAGCCAAGTGCTGCGGGCAGGTGCGGACAGCCTGACCCATGTGATGCGGACAGCCAACAGGAGTACGTCAATGGCCTACAAGGTTGCACAGATCATTCAGGACGGTGACAGCAATACGAAGATCAGCCACCACGGAGAGGAATACAAGGTCTATACGATCTCCCTGGCCTCCTCTGACAGTGCTGGTGTCAATACCTGCCCACGGGCCCTGAGAAGGTCTGTGATGCAGCAGATGCTGGATGAGGGCAAGGATGTCTATGAGATTGGACAGTGGGCCAACCGCAGGGGATTGTCCATGTGTTCTGGCCCCTGTGTCACCTGGGAGGCAGGGCATGGTCAGTCTGACTTTGTGCGTGCGGCCCGGATCAACCTGACACGGTGGCTCAGTGAGAACCCCCGGTCATTCGGTGCCTACCTGCGGCGTGAGATGGACAGGATCACCCGCAATGCCAGCGACTACATCATCGCAGCCCGTGCCAACGTGGACTCCGATGTCAACTGGCAGAAGCTGTTCCCGTGGATGTTTGACTATGGCTGGCGGTTCTGGGACTACACCAAATGCTCTGAGCGTCTGGGTTCTGTTCCGGCTAACTACCACCTGACATACAGTTACAACGACGGCACCCAGGCCAAGGACTGGGAGCGTGTCTACCGCACCGGATCGAACATCGCCGTGGTGTTCGACACCGTGTGGAACCCGTGGGGCAGTGAGTTCGGCTACCTGCCTGCCACCTGGACTGACCCCAACGGGAAGGTCTGGCGTGTGGTGGACGGTGACCGGCTGGATCTGCGGTTCACTGACCCTGCGGATGTGTGCGTCGGCCTGCGGCTGAAAGCCTCAGGCGACAAGCGTGAGGATGCCTGCGAGTCGGAGTTTGCGGTGCCGACCGGCATCGACTTGGTGGGGAGCGTACACCCCGCCGAGGCTGAACCTGAGTACTACCTGGCAGCGTGATGTGTGACATGAGGTTTCTGGTGGAGATTGAGTGCGACAACGCAGCGTTTGAGGATGACCCATCCTGCGAGGTGGCTCGCCTGCTGCGGCTGATCGCCCGGGGTGTGGAGAAGGACGGCGGCCAGGAGGGCAGGCTCCGTGATTCCAATGGCAACTCTTGTGGCTCTTACAAGTATGAGGAGTGACCATGCGTGACGCAGACAGGGCAGAGCTGTGCCGGATCGTCAAGGCGTACATCGACCCCAAGCGGCCGGGCCACAAGCCCAAGCAGGTGTGGTCGATCATCCTCGCCGCCCATAACGGCAGGCCCGATGGCTTTCTAGTGACCACCAAGAACATGTCCCTGTTTCGGCAGTATCGCAACAGCATTTCCTGCAACCCGCAGGACATCATCGACGAGGCACTGCTATTCCAAGAGGAGGACGCCAATGCGTGACGATTCTTACACCGAAGACTTCGCAGACATCTGCTCCTGCTCACGGGAGCGTCACATTCTGATCGACATCATGCGGGCGTGGGGTGACCACGGCCTGCCGGATGACTTTGACGACACCGGAGTGCGTCCCGCTTTCAACCGAAGCAGCGGCTACGTGTTCCTGGTCAACGAAGAACGGCAGGTGTGCATGCTGCGGGATGGGAAGTTGGAGTCCTTCTACTCCAGCCCCGTTCAGGGCAAGGAGGGCTTCTTCAGCGAACTGGCTGATGAGTACTTCGGCATGCACCCAGACGATCAGGAGTGGCTGCACAACATTGCCGACTCCATCGGCCAGACCATCCCCAACACCCAAAAGGAGGAGTCCTGATGTACATCCCCAAAGCAATCGCTGCCCTGACCAAGTGGGCCGACACCAAAGAATGCCGCTACCCACTCCGCTGCGTCCGGATCAGGCGGGCAGGTGGCTTCGTCTTTGCCGAGGCTACGGACGGGCGGCGACTGTGCCGCCTGACCTGGGCGAGCGAGGGTCCGGAGTGTGAGTACCGGCTGGAAGGCAAGGTGCTGTCCAAGGCGCTGAGGACTGTCGGCGTCAGTGATGGCGGCTACTTCGCCGGCCTGAACGGTGATGTCACGCTGTACGGCCGCAACGTCGGCACCGCAGTGACGCCCATCGGTAACGATGACCGCTGGCCGAGGACAGAGGACGTGCTGTACCCGCCGGAGTATTCCAAGCGGGAGAGCATCGACACCTACTGGCTGCGTGATAAGGCCAGGAAGTTCATCAAAGACAACCCCAAGGCCAAGCCCATGGCCATGGACCTGCAAGTCGGCCCAGTCACCATGCGGATGGACGCCAAGTTCCTCCGTGACATGGCCGAGACTGCGATCCAGTGTGGATACGACGAGGTGCAAGTCTCTGCCACCGACAAGCAGAGTGCCGTGCATTTCCATGCAAACAACGACGTGACGTTTGAAGCCGTGATCATGCCCCTTGCCGCCGACTGAGGAGGAACCCTGATGATTCGTTACCTGAAGAACCGTTTCCATGACTACATCCAAGACATCATTGCCGAGAAAGTTGACGCCATCGCTGCTCTGGCCTCCGAGATGGTGAACGTGGATTCCGTGGTTGACACGGTGCTGGAGAGGGTGAAGGCCGGGCCGGAGGTGGAGTACGATCTGCTTGCCGAGCAGATCAGCATCGAAGACCTGGCCCAGCAGTTCGACGTTGCCGACATCGCCGGAGAGGTGGATCACAGTGAGATCGCCAGTGCGTTGGATACGTCCGACATTGCCGGCGAGATCAGCGTGTCCGACCTGGCCCGGGAGCTGGATCTGGAGGACATCGCCGGGCACATCGACATGGATTCGGTGGCCGAGTACATCGACTACCAGAAACTGGCGGTCGCCCTGCTGCACGCCGTGAAGTCAGGAGCCCTCTGATGGAAGACGATCACCTGCCACTGATGGAAATGCAGGCTGAACGCCAGGTGCTGTTTGTCCAGCGGGACACGGCGGAGTGGGACTACATGTGGGACAGGCTGGCAAAGCACTACGTCAATGCGGACCAGCCGCAGCCGACCGTGTGCTACAACGCCGACTGTGGTGAGGCATGGCAGTACATGGGTACGATCCGCCGCGCTCACCTCCTGTTCCATGAGTTCCGCCACCGCTGCCATCCTGTCGGCGGGCAGCGTGAGTACCTGCGACTCCAGGCAAGCGAACGGCTTGCTGTGCTGGGAGACAGGTTGATAGAATGTGAGTGACTGTGGGTGGGCCTTCGGGCCCGCTCCTGTTGGGGCCCCGGCGGGGAAAAAGTCCTAAGTACCCGCCGGGGTTTTTTCGTTTTCATTCCCAGTAGTGTACGGAGGTACATCAGTTGGCTGAATGGATCTCATGCATGCAAACCCTGCCGCAACACGGCGATAAAGTCTGGTACTACGGCCCAGACATTGGCGTGTGGCACGGACGTTACGAACGCCACCCGGATGACCCTGTCAGCCCACACCTGTTCTTCTGCGAGCAGGGGGCCGGCGTGGTTGACCGGATGGATGCACCGTGGTGGATGCCCTACTCAGAAGCGCGGCCGGAGCCGCCCAAGGAGGAAGAATGAAGACCATCGTTCATGTCAACCAGCACGTCGTCCGCCGCAACCAGAAGACCGGCGAGCGTGAGCCCGTGCTGACAGTGAAGACCTACAAGGACAACCAGTACGCCAAGCGGGTGCGGATCGACGGCCCGTGCGTGGTGGTTTACAGCCCGGACAAGCCCCTGTCATGCGGTGCCAGGGTGTGGATCGAAACCGATAGCAGCGTGGAGGTGGAGTGATGAGCGAGATCGACAGCGAGGCGCAGCAGTCGCTGGCCGGGATCTGGTACGCCAGAGTGCAGTTGCTGGAGGCGCGCCTGCTCCGGCTACGGGCAGCCTGCCTGGATGTTCTTGACTGGGCCGCTGCCCAAGACGAAGAGCGGCGGCCGGAGTGGGTGGATCGACTGACCAGCGTGATGGAGGAGCGAACATGAGCAGAGGCCAGATCGAATACTGCGTGCTTACGGGCAGCCCAATCGATGGGTTTGAGGTGACGGGGCCATTCGACACGCATGATGAAGCGTCCGAGTGGGCCAGTGAACTGGCAGAGGGCTGGTGGGTGATGGTTCTGCATGCACCAGAGGAGAGTGAGTGATGCCTGCGGTCCCGCAGAAACAAATGCTGAACAACGCCGTTGCGGAAATCCTGGCCTTGCGCAAGAAGGTGCGATGGCTGAAGAAGCAAGTCAATGACCTGCTGGATGTAGCGGAGAACATCCACTACGCATCTCAGCGTGGCGACTGGGACATCCTGGATGCGGCAGACAGGGGTGCAGTGCGGTTACTGAAGAGGCACAAGAGATTCAATAAGGAGGACGACGAATGACCATTGCCGAAGCGAACGCCCTGATCGTCCAGATCTCCAGGGCGCAGGACCGACTGCAAGAATCGTTCCCGTGCCTGGAATGCGACGGCACGGGCGACCGCAACAGCGAGAACATGCCGCACCCAGACATCTGTGAGGAGTGCTGGGGCCGTGGCTATCAAGTACCCGACGAGGAGGAGGACGAGTGACCTATCACCACATCACCCTGAACGTCTGCATGCGTAACTGCGACAACGCACAGGACGCCTTGCGACAACTGATCCGCCTGATGGTCCGCCACCCGGATGAGTCCACCTACCACATGGAGTCATGGTCTGTGGATGCCATCCATTCTGAGGACGAGGAGTACGACCGCAGTACCCATGTCAAGGAGCTTCAGCTAGAGGCCCTGCAATCCCTGGCCGAGGTGGACGCATGACCAGACCATGCCCCTGCGGCTCAGCCGAGCCGTCCTACATAGAGTACGACGCCCGTGGCATCCCACTGACACGGGTGTGCAACGCTTGCCGGCGTGAGCGGCTCGCCCGCTACCGACCGGAGGTGCTAACCAACCCGCAGTATGAGTGCGACGAACCCATAGAGGAGGAAATCTGATGACCGTAGGCGAACTGCGATCCGCGCTGGCAGGCCTGCCTGACAACGCCCCCGTCTACCCGGAGTGGACTGGCCGTATCCCGGGCGACCATGAGCCAGGCGTCCGGATGCACGGCGTGCGTGAGTCGAATGGCGAGGCCCAGGTTCTCGTCAGCCTGTTCTACCTGGACGATGACACCGAAGAGGAGGACCAGTGATTGCAGCTGGAGACACGCTGACCAGAGACGAGATCATCTGTGCCCGCCGGGCCCTGCTGAACTACTCCGATGACCTGATCAACGGTCGGCTGGAGGGGCAGGTGCCCGGCGGTGTGCTTGGGTGGACTGAGGAGTACGTGCAGGAAGAAA